TACAATTTCTGTCCATACTCTTGGAGACATGATAGCATATTCGTCCATTACAACTTTATCAAATCCCATTCCACGAATACTATCTGGATTGTCTGCCCCAAAGATTTGAATACGTGATCCATTAAAAAGATCTATTCTTAATTCTGTCTCGTTTCTTGTTCCACCAAAATGCATTAGTGGTTTTGTATAATATTTTAAATATTCCCAAGCGATAGCTTTACCTTGACGATAAGTTGGTGCTATAAATGCACATAAACTTCTTTGTTTATCTGCTGCTGTTTTAATTAATTCGTTAATAGCTAATACTGATTTACCAAATCGTCTATGACATACTAGAACACTAAATCTTTTAAGTGATGCATGTACATCTTGTTGGTAAGGTCTTGGCTTATATGGTATTTCTACTTCAGCGACTTTTTTCTTAGTCGTCTTTTTGCCAGGAGACTTTGATTGCGATTGGTTCATCTGTTCCTATTTTAGTATTAGTTGATGCTAACCTCGCATGAACAAATGGTGCTGCCTTTTCAGCTGCGTACATCTTACGTTCAGGTGAGCTCATAGGATTGTTTAACACAGATAATAAATAATCCAAAGGAGAATGTTGGTATTTTACAGCCATTTCCTCCATAGACTTCCAATTCTTTTTAGTCTTTGCACCAGCAGGTCTACCAGCTCCAGGTCTTTTACCACCATGATTATCTGTTTTTGCTTCTTGTGTTTTATCTTCAACCATAAAATATTTTCTTTCCACCTTTAGATAATACTTTACCAGCATCACCAAATTCATGAAATTTTTTGCCTTTAGCAAATTTACCTTTTGGATTAAAACCTTTACTAGCTACGTATGTACCAGCAGCTAATAATGGATTTCTTAATGCAAGTTTACCTACACCAGTTGCTATACTAGCTGCACCTTTAAATAAACCTACAGTTGGAGCTACATAACTTTTATAGTTTTTAGCAGCTGATGGTAATACTTTTTTATTAATAAATTTTTTACCAGTTTTAATATGCTGTTTAGCTTTTTTTAACAAATCACCACTTACATTAGTACCTGATGATGTTGGAAATATTCTATTCATATTATTAACTTTTTTTTGTTTTTTTACTTTTCTTTTTCATTTTAGCTGCCATAATTTTTTTTTTTAAAGCAGGTGGTAGATTTTTTTGTTTACCTTTTAACATTAATATTTACCTTTTTTCATTTTCTTTCCAGTTTTTTTAGCGTATGCTTTAGCTTTTTTTTTACCAGCTTTAGTGTAACTAAATTTTTTCTTTCCTACTTGTGGCATTATGATTTCCTTTTTGATTTACCTGCTGCATAAGCACCACCAACAACAGCTGTAGCACCTGCTACTTTAATTCCTGTTTTGTAGTTCTTAGGCAATTTTTTATATTTAGCACTTAACTCACTAATAGAGTTTGATGCGTCTTTGTATATTTTAGTTTTTTGCATTTTTCCAAATGCGTCCATACCCTTTGCTTTAGCTTTAGAACCATATGATGTAGCTGTACTTTTAGCTTTTTCTAAAAAAGTTGGTTTTTTCTTAACAAAGAGTGTAGCTATTTTGTTGATCATCTTAATAGTCCTCTCATAGCAGCTTCTCTTGAATTAGGCATAGGCATATTACCACCTGGTCGTTTACCCATCATTGCCATTTGTTGTTGAGCTTGAGGGTTTTGCTGCTGTAATAAACCCTGTTGCTGTTGTTGTTTAGCCTGTTCAGGCATAACTTTTGCTCTGATTATTAAAGCTAACTTTTGTCCTTCTTCTGGACTTAAGTTAATCATTTCATCAGCTAATTTTTCTAATTTTTTACTCATATTAACAATTCCATGCTCTTAATGATTTATTTATTCTGCTATTAGGATCTCTTGCAGTCTTAGCAGAGGTTAGCTTACGTTTCATGCCTTTCATTCTAGCACAAAACGATGCTCTACGTTTGTTTCCTACTTTTTTGCTAGGAGCTTTTAACGTTCCCCCAGTCTGTCTTTTATAACTAGCACGACCTTTGGCATTTAAACCCCCCTTTGGGTTCTTACCTTCTTTACGCTGCCATGCTGCTGTCTTTGCCATTATCTTTTCTTAGCAGTCTTGGCTGCTCGTTTAAATTGTTTAGCAGTTGGTGCACCTTTTGCACCTTTTTTTCGCATTTTTTCGTTTGATCCTGCTTTGATTCGCTTTCGCTTAGCATGAATGTTTGCGTATAGTCCACGTTTTGCCATAATTATATAAACCTTTTAGCGTATTCTAATAATTTAGTTGTTTTTCGAAATTTTTTAGATTTCAAGTCTTTTGTAAACTGTTCCTTTTTAGCTAATTGTTTTTTCATGTCAATTTTAAAAACGCTATATGGTATTTTTTTCATTATCTGCCTTGTCCTTTGTATCTTTTTAGCTTTTGCTGTAGTTTTTCCGATTTCGATTTCGATTTTTTGTGGATTCCACGTCTTTTCTTGGGTTTTTCCCTAGGTACGAAATGGACAAACTTCTGCTTAGCCATTATTCGTCATCAAAAATATCAAAAGCTATTGCACCACCGACAGCTGATGCTGATTTAGGGTACTTTCTAATAGTCTTATCTGCGTATTTAATGCCTTTGTTTACATTTTGTGCTGCTAAGTTAGTATATTTGGCAGTTTTTGTGTGTCCTTTAGCTGATAAATGCTTAACTGCATCACCAGTTTTTTTACCCATAAAACTTTTACCTTTATATAGCTTCTCTAGGAACGATGCCCCTATTCTACCAGCGTGAAATGGTATGCTCATATGTGCCTTTCTTGTTATGGTGCTGTACAAAACCCCCCTATTATGACATTTGACATATTGTCAAAGTCATTGAGGGTGATTGTAAAACCCCTGGTTTTTCTTTATGTTGTTTATTGTCAATCGTTGTTACGATTGTCTTTATTTGTTTTCAACAAATTATTGTCAGCTGTTGTTACAGCTGTCTTTGTTGTTTATGTTTGTTGATGTAATTTGTCCTGTCGAAATCGAACAGGAAAATTACTTCTGTTATTTATATATATTGGTAGTCAGTTAACTCTCGCTTGTCGATTGATTAATTGATTACCGATAATGATTTAAGTAATTGATATTACAGTCAATGTTGATTGATTGTTATATTATAAGCAACATAAATAGTATCTATATCCACACATTGTGAGGTAGATACATAACCAATAAAGGAGATAATATGAACATCAATACAGTATGGAATAACACTATAGACAGTATATCAAGTGTTAAGGATAAAGTGATAGATAAGTACAATAGTACTAATATGAATCCTTTTCCCAAAAATGTAAATGTAACTGTTAAGTTTGACTTAGTAGGTACATATAGCGATCTATTAAAGAAGTTTGATAGTATGTCAGATAAAGATATGCAACGAGTAGTTGATATCCTAGAAAAGAAGTCTGACATTATTCAAAAGATAATAGTAAATAAACTGGATAAATAATGATAATCCAAAATGCGATATACCTGGTCGTTGTACTAGGTATAATCGCAATAATATAGGGAGATATAATGATAACATATACAATAGAACAACAAATAGAGAGTGATACAGAGAAGTATTCTAATTACTATCTTAACGTGTATCAATCACCAATCACCGAAAATTCTATATTAGCCGAGAGAGATAAAGAGGCTAAGAGAATACAACAATCGTTTGTTACGAGTATCAAACAATCGTTGATTAATAATAACTAAATAGGAGTATATATGACACAAGGTACATTTGAATCATACATGGACACTAAAAGTCCAGAAGAAAGAAAGCAATATGTCGATGAGCAGATAGCTCTTGGCAATCCTAAGTATAAAGATAGAAATACTTGGTTAAAAGAAAATGCTGATAAAATAAGAATCAGTAAGCTAGAGGCTCAGGTAAATGAGATATTAGCTAAATCACCATCTAAATAGATAATCAGGTACACCCCCCTTCTAGTAAGGGGGATTACCCTTTAACAAATAACATAGGAGAGTATATGGGATATACAAATTATTGGCATCAAGACATGGATTTCACTGATAAAGAGTGGAAAGCTGTGCAACAAGAAGTAGAGTATATGCAAGAAATAGGTGATAGCACTATATCTGTGATACAAAATGATGACAAAGAAATTGCTATTAATGGTATGCCTACTTGTGAAACATTTGTTTTAACAAGATATAAACCAAATATTCCTGAGTATGAAGGGCAAGATTTAACATTTAATTGCTGTAAAACAAGAGAACTACCATATGACATATATGTATGGCATTTGTTAGTTTTCTGCGTAGGTATGATAAATGATGTTAATAAATTTAGTATATCAAGAGATAGATAGGAGAATAAATGAAAAGAAACTTAATAGTATACAAGGTTGATTATAAATTAAAATCAGATCCTTGGAATCAAGATAAAAAGTTTATTAAAACTAAAAGAATAATTATGGAACCATATGAGGTACCTCAAAAAACAGGATATTGGTTAAACCACAATAATGTAGAAAAGAAGTTTTTTAAACAAATGGAAGGCAAAGAAAACTGCACATACAGTGGTGATAAATATAGAGTAACTAGAGTGAGGAAAGCGAAATGACAAAAATAAAAACACCTAAGTTTTGGACTGCTAAAGCATGGGCAGAACATATGTTACACATATCAGGATTTACTGACATAAAGGAGGTTAAAAGTGTTCAGAGTAATACTAGAAGGAAAGTTCCGAGAAAATCCAATAAATCTAAGCAGAGCAGTAAAGCTACTGTATAACCAAGACTTTACAGGCTCGATAAGACTAGAGAACATACTGTGGTGGAAAAAGTACTTTCTTAAAGTAATCCACCTGCGTGTGTTATATCCCAAGACAGGATATATACAGATAGTCAAAATATATAGAGATAAGAAACCATCAATTAGAGTAGTAACCATACCAAGCAGCCCCGACAAGCGTGAGCTGTTGGTATTAAATAAAATATATGGAGGTAATCAATGAAAAAAACTAGAGAAAGACTTTGGAAATATCATGATGTATTAGTTCAAGTAATACAATGGTTAGATTCTAATAGTGATAAAGAAGGGAGACATAGTGATAAACCAATTCGTGAAGTTGTAGACAATATTTTAAATCATGAAAGAAAATTGCATGAAGATTCAAATATTGAAATTGAAACAATTGAAATAGAAAAGAGGAATAATGGGTAAATGTAAGCGTACACCACACAAAAGTAATATAAATGCTAATATTGCTAAGATATTGACATTACATAGAGTGTGGCATGGTTATACACAAAAGCAAATAGCACAATGTATAGAAGTAACATTCCAACAAATTCAAAAATACGAAAGATGTATTAACAGATTACCTGGTGATCATCTTATAGATATTTGTAAACAAAAAGGTTGGGATCTAAACTTATTTGCTAATGATAGACCAGATGTAATACTTGATGAATGGATTAACAATGTAGATCAACTTACAGTAGATAGTCCATATCCATTACGTATTGATCAAATAAATAGAGCTTGGGAAAAAATAGATAATGTAGGTAAACATAACTACTTAACTAGACAAACTAATCCAAGATACAAAACATTAATACAACAATTGGAAGGAAATTAATGAATGGAATTATTACTGTTATTCGATTTGTTACTTATACTATTGGTGGTTTAGCCATCAGAAAAGGTTGGAATTGGCTCAACACTGACGTGGATCCAATCCCTTTTACAAAAGAGTTTGATGAAGAATATGCTCAAACTAAAGCTAAATACATACGATTAACCAAAAAAAAGGAGGAATATGAAGCGTATAGAAAAAGTAGGCGAACAATTAGTTAAAGCCTTTACACTACCAATTAGGGTATGTGTAGGTATTTACAAATGTGTAGAAAAAGCAACTCCAGATACATTGGAGATGCCATTTGAAATTAAAAGAAAGGAGGAAAACAATGGAGACAGTAAAAGCACCAATTAACGAGAGAGTGGCTACTAAAGTAATGCCACTAACTAAATGGTTTGTAGAACAATACTTTCAAACTTATGAACTGATGTCATCAGATCCTAGGTTTAAAGCATTACCTGCATACAACCAAACATCTTGTATAGCTACTGTAATTATAGCAACTAACAATGCTTTAGATAAAAGCAGAGATGCTAGAAAATCTGCAGAAACATTACAAGATATTAGTAAAGCAACTGAAGAAAGGAAAGCTGTAAATGAGTAGTAGTAAAA